GGTGTTGTTTCTACCGACAGAATGTATTTTTCAACTGCTGACGGTCTTGGTCTACAGCTTGACAAAGACAATAACAGAATTGTTCCTGTTGGCGCAGATGGCTCAACTTACAACAATAACGTGAGTCTAGGTGGATCTAGCTTAGAGTTCAAAAATTTCTACCTGTCAGGCAATGCAACTCACGGCACAACTCCAAGCTCCTCTGACGCAGGAGTATTTACTGAAGCGGTTGGCAGAACTACATACTCAAGAGGAAGTGGCACTGGCGGCTTTTCGCATTTAAAATTTATAAACGGCAATGGAACTGTTGGAACTGTAAGCTCTTCAGGTTCAGCAACAGCCTACAACACCTCCTCCGACTACCGTTTAAAAGAAAACGTAGTAGCCATGTCAGGCGCTACAGAACGCCTTAAACAACTGAATCCTTCACGCTTCAATTTCATTACAGACCCCGACAAAACTGTTGATGGCTTCTTAGCACACGAAGTTCAAGACGTTGTGCCAGAGGCAATCACTGGGACTAAAGACGCTATGCGTGATGAGGATTATGAAGTTACTCCAGCAGTGCTAGATGATGACGGCAATGTTGTAACTGAAGCAGTTATGGGGACACGTTCTGTTCCAGACTACCAAGGCATTGACCAAAGCAAACTTGTCCCTTTGCTTGTAGCAACCATACAAGAACTTGAAGCCCGTATCGCGGCACTAGAATCTTAATAGGAGACAAACATGACAACTTGGACAATCTCAACTTTAGAACGTGAGTTATCAGACGGTGGCGTAGTAGTAGCCCACTGGCGAGCTACAGCGGTAGACGGTGACTTCTCTGCGTCGTCCTACGGCACTTGTGGGTTCACGCCTGATCCTTCTAGTGCAGACTGGGTAGCTTACGACAGCATCACTGAAGAAATGGCTTTGGGTTGGTGCTGGGCTGACGGAGTAGACAAAGACGCTATTGAGGCGTCACTAGCTGCTCAGATTGAAGCAGACAAGAACCCAACGCAAGCAGCAGGAGTACCATGGTAATGGACTTGATGGGCATAGTATCCATTGTAACAACCATAGTCACTGTCGCAAGTATTATCGCAGCAGTAACTCCGACACCTAAAGACGACGAGTGGATTGCAAAGCTGTACAAGTTTGTAGACCTCCTAGCTGTCAACATTGGTAAGGCAAAACAATAATGCAAGAAGAAGCAAAAGCCGCAGTAGACGTTGTAGCAGTAACAACAACAGTGTCAGCCCTGATGGGCTGGCTTCCTGCTGTGGCTGCTGCTTTGAGCATTGTATGGACTGTAATTAGGATCTTTGAGACTGACACTGTAAAAGGTTGGTTCAAGTTTAGAAAGTAAGATAGGCTAGTGTAACAATGGAGTACGTTAATCTCATTGGTTCAATCTGGCCCATCTTTGTGGGTTTCATTGTCCTTGTGTTGACACTAGGTAGACTCATGTCCCGTATGGACGTAGTGGAAGAAAAGGTTAAAACTTTGTTTGAGTTATGGAACAAGAAGAATGATTGATAAGCTCATAGGGCCTGTGACTGGTCTCTTAGACAAGTTTATACCTGATGCTGACACTAAGGCTAAGTTAGCCCATGAAGTCGCTACGATGGCTGAGGAACACGCTCAGGAGCTTGCTAAGGGTCAGATGGAGATCAATGCTGTGGAAGCAGCTAACTCCAACGTGTTCGTAAGCGGCTGGAGGCCCTTCATTGGCTGGACATGTGGCTTAGGTATGTTTGGAAACTTTATTACCATCCCGTTTAGTAACTTTGTTTTGGCTTTATTTGGTATAGATATAATTATACCTCTGGTACCTCTGGAAACTATGATGCCAGTGTTGATGGGTATGTTAGGCTTAGGTGCAATGAGAACTTACGAGAAGAAATCTGGAGTGTCTAAGTAATGAGTGAAAGAAGATTTCTCAGTGATTTATATCACGGACAACCTGACCAAGATACTTTTGAAGGTTTCTGGCAGCGAAAAGCTAACGAAACAACCGCTACTCTTCAACGATTGCTTGACAACGACGCAGCAACTTTTTTAAACTTAGCTTTAAAGGAGATTGAAACTCAGCTACTAAGCGGCGCTGAAGTCATAAACAATCCTCTTAAAGTAGGTGTTTTAAGTCAATTAGGCTTTGACATTTCTTCAGGTAAAATACCAGAGTTTTTCACAGAAATATTTGGAGACAACGACACACTTCCTTCTTTAGACGTTGCTACTTTTTTTGGCTTAACTGAAGACCAGTTTAACTCTATACCTGCTCAAGCAGAAAGACTTGAAGCATCTGAAGATCCTTCTGCTGAAACAGAAGTTACACCTGAAGAAGGCGACACATTTACTTTTGACCAGTTAGTTGATCGTTATAATGATGCTCCAGCAGCACAAGAGTACGGACTGTCAGTAACGTATGATCCAGAGACTAATACTTTTGTAGAAGACGTAAGCGGTTTTGGTTTTGAAGGAGACGCTGCAACTAACACGTACACTCCCGAAGAATTTATGGAGCGTCTTGGGGTAGAAGGAAGTTTTGAAGAAACACAAGTTGAGACAGAAGTTGCTAGACCAGAAGGCACTGTAAACTTAGAAGACCTTACTGAAGAACAGGTAGGCACGTTTTGGCCTGAGATTCAAGAGTCTTTAGAAAGTTTAGGAGGCGCAGTAAAACAAGCTGTTTTTGGTCCCGGCGGTGTACCTAAGACTCCAGACGAGTTACTAGAAGCTATTGAAACAGGAGTTATGGAAGGTCTTAAGGGGCCTATTGCTGTTACGTTTGATCCAGAAGTTGGAGTAACACTAGACCTCAAAATACCCGTAGGTTTTGAAATAAATGGTACTTCTTTACAGCTACCTGTTTTTAATGAAGACGGTCAGTTTGTTTTAGGTCAATCTATAGAAACTGCTATAAACCAAGCTGGCGAGCTTATAACAGCAACCGGTGACAAAATAGGAGACATCTTTACTGATGGTCAAGGCAACATTGTTCTTGATGTTATAGACGCAGGACAAGTTGTTCTTGAAGGTTTAGGAGTAACAGAAAGCGGTAATATTATAGGCACTCTAGCTGAAAACGCTATAGGCGACTTTATTTTTAACCAGAATACGGGGCAGCCTGAGCTTACAGAAGAAGTAGACATTACTACAGACGACACTACTGACGATGACACTACTGTTGACGGTGGTGACGACGTAGTAGACAGAGATGATCCAAAAGTAGTTCCATTAACAGGCCCGGAAGATCCAGAAGAGCTAACCGAAGAACCCATAAAACCACCTAAAGGTTCTCAGTACATTGATGACAAAGCAGGAAACATTGTTGGTGCAATAGGCCCAGACGGTACTGTTTACAACGTAGACGAAAACGGTGAGTGGTCAGTATCTACTTCAGACGTAGTAACAGAAGGAGGAACAACAGTCCTTCCCGGTGAAACTACAATAGGTGACGGTGTTTCTGGTGATAACACTCCTGTTAGTGGCCGTGGTGACGACGTAGTAGACATAGATGATCCAAAAGTAATTCCATTAACAGACCCGGACGATCCAATAGAACTACAACTAACAGAAGATACTGATGATGACGGAGGTGGCGACGGAGGTGGCGACGGAGGTGGCGACGGAGGTGGCGACGGAGGTGGAAATGGACAACCTCCTTTAAGCGGAGGTGGCGACAATGGTGGCAATGGACAACCTCCTTTAGACGGAGGTGGCGACAATGGTGGCAATGGACAACCTCCTTTAGACGGTGGTGGCGACGGAGGTGGCGACGACGATCCTCCAGAAGAACCACCTTTAGTCGGACCAGCAGGGCCAACAGGACCGACAGGTGCAACAGGTGCAGCAGGAGCAGCAGGTGCACCGGGGTCCCGTGGTGGATACATGGGTGGATTAAGTTATCAGTTGCCGCAGTTTGTAGGAGTACAGTACCAGCCTAAAGACTACACTGTTGAGTTGGACCGTATTATTAACGAAAGTTTGTTTAAAGGGATGATCTAATGACTTACAAAGATCTAGTCAACAATGTACTTAGGAGGCTTAGGGAAACAGAAGTTTCTTCTGTGCAAACCAATTCCTACAGTAAGCTCGTAGGTGACCTTGTGAATGACGCAAAGGACCTTGTGGAAAACTCATGGGACTGGTCTGCACTTAGGACTACACTTACGATTACTACTACGGCTGACGTCTTCAATTACTCCTTGACTGGTAGCCAGAATAACATTAAGGAACTAAACGTGTTAAACGACACGTCTAACTTCGTGATGCACTATCAGACCAACAACTGGTTTGACTCACAGTTCCTGTTGTCAGCACCGGAAACAGGGTCACCAATGTACTACACGTACAACGGTGTTGACTCTGACGGTGACACTTTGATCGACGTTTACCCAAAGCCTGACGGAGTTTATTCCTTACGTTTTAACTGTGCGTTACGTAATCCTGACTTGAGTGCAGACACTGACACTCTGAAGATACCAGCGATGCCTGTGGTACACCTTGCGGTAGCCTTTGCTGCTCGTGAGCGTGGAGAAACTGGCGGTACTTCGACTCAAGAGTACTTTGCTATGGCTAACAAGTACCTGTCAGACGCTATTGCACAGGACGCTGGTAGACACCCAGAAGAAACTATCTTCTACACGCCTTAAGGTACACACTATATGGCACAAGAACTAAAAAGTATTAATCTTGTAGCTCCGGGCTTCAAGGGTATCAACACTGAGGACTCACCGTTGTCTCAGGACCCTTCTTTTGCTGAAGTTGCTGACAACGCAGTGATTGACAAAAGAGGGCGTATAGCAGCACGTAAGGGCTACAACGTAACGACTACTAACAAGACGGAGTTAGGTAGCGACAACCTGAGTGCTATTAAGGAGTTCAGAGACGCTAACGGCAACACTAAGATCTTCTCCGTGGGCAACAACAAGATACTCAGCGGTACAACCACGTTGGCTGACGAGACTCCGGGTAGCTACACAATCACTGCTGACGACTGGAAGATGGTCAACTTTAACGACAGTATCTACTTCTTTCAGCGTGGGTATCAGCCTCTGATATACAACGTAACTGCTTCAGGCAGCCCCGGAGGCGCTAACAGCAACGTAGTGACACTAGGCTCTGTCAACAGTGCAGCAGGTGTTGCTTCAACGATGTACGGCAATGAAGTCTTGGCGGCTTACGGTAGACTCTGGACTGCCGACTTCGCTACAGACAAGTCAACTGTTTATTGGTCTGACCTTTTGATAGGACATGACTGGTCCGGTGGAACCTCTGGGTCCATCGACATAGCTAAAGTATGGCCTGATGGTTTTGACGAGATTGTTGCACTGGCTGCACATAACAATCTTTTGATTATCTTTGGCAAGCGTAGTATCGTAGTTTACTCAGGTGCTGACGCTCCTGCTACTATGGCTTTGTCCGACACTATTTCCGGTGTTGGCTGCGTAGGCAGAGACACGGTACAGTACACTGGTGTAGACGTAATCTTTCTTTCTCAGTCTGGCTTAAAAAGCTTCGGAAGAACGATACAAGAAAAGTCCATGCCAATAAGCAGTTTGTCCGGAACGATTACCACGGACATCATTCAGCTAGTCAATGAAGCAAACGAAGTTTACAAGTCTGTGTATTACCCAGAAGCAAACTTCTACCTACTAACTTTTACAAACCAAAACATGACTTATTGTTTTGACATTAGAGGAACTTTGGAAAACGGGTCATACAGAGTTACACGCTGGCCCGGCACTAGTTTCACTTGTTATGAACGCAAGGACAACGGAGACTTAATCATAGGAAGCGCACAGGGCATAGGGCAGTACACAGGTTTCCAAGACAACGGTAGTGCCTACAACTTTAAGTACTTTAGCCCTGAGTTGTCTTTTGGCGATCCTTCTAAACTTAAGTTTCTCAAAAAAATTAGGCCGACGATAGTAGGCGGTAGTGGGCTTGACATTCTACTAAAGTGGGACTACGACTTTGGAGCTTCTTACAACACAAGTATTATTACTTTAAAAGACGAAGCAAAAGCAGAGTTTGGTTTAAAAGAAACTCCAAACGGTGTTGAGTCAGTAAATGAGTACACCGTAGCACAGTATTCTGACGGTGTTTTAACGTCTAAAGATTCTGTAAACACTAATGGCAGTGGAGGAACCTTGACCATAGGTATGGAAACAAGCATCAATGGTGACGAACTGTCAATACAAGAAATCAATGTACTTGCACTAGTAGGTAAAACAATATGAGTAATTATACTAAAGAAACGCAGTTTGGTGACAAAGACACTCTGTCTGCTGGTGACCCTAACAAGATTGTTAGAGGGTCTGAGTTTGAAACTGAGTTTAACAACATTGCAACCGCAATAGCTACAAAGGCAGACACTGCTGGACCTACGTTCACAGGGACTGTCACGATACCTGCCCTGACTTTCACGGGTACGTTGTCAACGGGAACGATTAGCGGAGGAACCTACTAATGGCTGATGAAGATACAGGATCTAAATTCTGGGAAAACTTATTCGGTGCCGGTATTACTGCCGGTGGTTTAGCACTGGGTGCAAAAGCCTACGAACAACTGGGTGAAACAGGCAGAAGAGGCTACGAAGAACTAGCTGGTACGTATGACGAAGCAGGTAACTTAATAAGGCCGGGACTAGCACAGACACTTTCAGGTATGCTGGAGTTTCAACCGTACACTGTGACTTCTGCTACTGGCGGTCAGTTTGGAATGACACGAGATCCTGATACGGGTCAAATGACTTACCAACTAGCTACTTCTCCTGAAGAACAAGCCATGCAACAAACTTTGTTTGGTGGTGCAAGTCAGTTAGCACAACAAGCCGCTGCTCCTTATGATCCTAGATACGAAGAACTAGCTGAACAAGCATACGGTGGTGTTAGTGGTTTGCTTACACAAGCACAGCAAGCTGCTATGGATGCTGGAGCAATGGACAGAGCAGCTAGAGAAGAACAAGTCTATGGACAGCTTAGGGCTTTACAGTCTCCTGAAGAAGAACGTCAGCGTTTAGCTTTAGAACAGCGTTTAGCGGCCCAAGGACGTTCAGGTGTACGTACGGCTCAATTTGGAGGTACTCCTGAGCAGCTCGCAAGAGCTAAAGCTCAAGCAGAGGCTCAAAACCAAGCGTCTCTTATGGCTATGCAGCAGTCAGGCGCTGAACAACAATTAGCTCTTCAAAGGGCTGCTAATTTACAAGGTCTTGCTTCCGGTATGTTTGGTATGGGAACTCAAGCCAGAATGACTCCTAGACAGTTGCAGGGAGTAGATCTACAAAATATGTCGGGAATGATGGCTGCTGGTTACGTACCACAGGCACAATTGCTTGGTGCATTGCAACCCGGTATGACTGCTGCAGAACGCCAGAGACAAGCTATGTCGGAACAAGCCGGTGCTTATGGAGAAACTTATGTTTCTGGTTTACAAGCGTTGCTTCAGTCTGGCCTAGGACAAGCTGATTTAGCTGGTTCTTTAGGAAGCTCAATTGCTAAGACAGGCGTTGAAGGTTTGTTGGGCGGTTTGTTTAGCTAAGGAGAATATATAATGGCTAGGTTTGGAGAAAGTTTTTTACAGCAGTTAGGTAGACCCGGCTGGGCACAAGGTATGTTTGGCCTTGGTGAAGCTATTGGTGGCGTACAAGGTCAACTGCAGCAAAAAAGAAAGGAGCAGGAACAACTAAAGCGTTATGACCAGATCGCACAAATGAGCGAGCAGGGCTATGCATCAGCACAGTCAGGCGACGTTGCAAATTTAACTTCAAGGATAGACCAGCTACAACAAGCTAGAGAAAATGCTAAAACTTTGGAAGAAAAACAAGCTATAGGACAGTCTATTTTAAAGCTTCAAGGACTTTTACCCGGAGCAGAAAAAGTTTCTATAGGTAACAACGCCAGAGAACTTGTTAATATTGACCAATCTCTACAACAACCGGGTTTAACTGAGACTGCTAAACAAACTTTACGACAAAAACGTGAAGATTTAATGAAAGATCCTAGGACTGTGCAGCAGTACCAAGCTTACCAAATGTCTCAGTGGAATTTTGAACAAGCAGAAGACGACGTAAAAGCAGAGCAGTATCTTGATGAAAATTCACGAGCTATTAATCAAGCAATACAAGACAACGATTCTGAAGCTCTTGAAAAAATTGTTTCTAATTCTGGAGAATACTCTGAAGCTGTTCAAGGTTTTATAAGATCTGCTTCTGAAAATAACAGAGTACTAGAAACACTTAGAGAAAAAAGAATAGAGCTAACAACTGCTCCTGATATAGAAACACATACGAAAGCAATTGAAGCTCTTCCTGAAGAACTTAGAAACCAAGTTCAACCTTTGTTAGATGCTTATACAAAAGTTTCAAAAGAAGGTTGGAACCCTAAAACCGGAACATGGTCAGAAGGGTCTTTAACTCGTGCAAAAGCACTACAGAAAAAACTTACAGATACTGTCTTTAGTTTAGGTAACCAAGCTGCTTCTAATATGTATTACTCTAGGTTAGCTGAAGAAAAAACCGTAAGAAAACAGATTAAACAAATAGAGTTAGAATTAGAAGCTCCTATGAGTTCTGAGTATCTTAAACAAGGGCGTATTATGCTCCAAGCTACGTTGCCGCGCGGGGAAGTACCCTCATTAGCTGATATAGAAACACAAGCTAAAGCTTTATTTGAACGTGACCGTAATCAGCTTATACAAAAGCTTGCTTCTTTAAAAGGAGAAGAACCCGTTGAAGAAGTAGAAGAAGAACTAGAAAAAGGTTCTTTTGTTGTGGTAGGAGGAGAAAATACAACTGTAGCCATGTTTAAAGAATCTGTTTCTAAACTAGGTGAAGAAGAAACAATACGGAGATTAAAAAAACAGGGGGCAACCGAAGCAGACATTAATTTTTTAAGGGGGGGAAAAGCTCCTGAACCGACTGAAAGAGAAAAACGCATGGAAGCTTTTGGAACTAGGGATGAACGTGTAAGCGCCCTTGGTAGAGGTTTTGTTGCACGTACAGACGCTTTAGGAACTAGAGAAGAACGTATGAAATCTTTAGGGTCTAGGGCTGAACGTATGAAAGCTTTAGGATCTAGGGAAGAACGTACATCTTCTTTGTTTAATTAAGGAATGTAAATGTCTAATTGGTTATTAGAAGATGAACCTAAAAGCAGTAACTGGCTTCTTGACGAAGAAGACACAGAGTACAATGTCTTAAGATCTGCAACAGTAGACTTCCTTGAGTCTGCTATTGGTGCTGGCGATGAGCTTGACGCAACAGTACGTGTTCTTTCGGGAGAAGCTGCTGGATGGTCTGAAGCTATAGAGCAGTCTCGTGCGGAGCTACGTGCGTTCGAAAAAGAAAACCCTAATGCGTCTAGGGCACTTAGTGTGGCCGGTTTTGGGGCAGGTCTGTTTATCCCCGGTATTGGTGTTGCTAAGATTGCACAAGCTGGCACAAAGCTTGACAGAGCGTTGAAGGTAGGCGGCTTAGGCGCTGCTGAAGGTGCGGTATACGGTTTCCTGAGTGGTGAAGGAGAAGGTAGACTAACAGAGGCAGGTATTGGTGCTGTTGCTGGCGGAGCTTTAGGTGGACTCGCTGGCGGCTTCTTAACGAAGAATGTTGATGAAATCAAAGAAGCTACACGTAAGCTTGATGCACAAACTTACAAAGGCAAAGGAAGTTTTATAGGAGGTCAAGACGGTTTTGTTAATGTAGGAAAAACTAAAGAGCCTAGTCGAACAGGAATAACTCGTGACACTAGCGGTGCCCCACGAAAAGTTACTTCTGTTGTTTCTGATGCTGCTCGTTTAGAAAAGAAAGGAGGAGAAAGTAGCACAGTAGGTAACATCTTTTTAAGCACTAGGGACTGGCTTGTTAAAAACGTAGGAGAAAGAGCAGCTAAACTTGCTGAAGATGCTGAAATAATGATACGTCATGACCAGCGTGAAATAGACGAAATTTTCGACACGACTTTTTTGAACGCTGCTAAGTTGTTTGACGAGAAGCCAGCATTTAAACTACTAGCTTTAAACATGAACAAGACTATAAAAGAAGATAGTCGAGTATCTTGGAAAGACTTTAACAACGCCGCTAGAACTCCTGAAGAAAAAGCAATGGTTAAGAACCTTGAAGACCAGATTAAAACTCTTCAAGGGATAGACTTTGTTAAACAAGGGGACGTAGACTACTTTCCTACAATAGCTTTAAGAGAAACTCCACAAACAGCTAATCCAGAAGACTACGATAATCCTATTAAAGCGTTAAAACAGTACGCTGAAGATGTATCAGCAGCAAGGGCATTGGCTGCTCGTTTTGACATAGACGTTAGGGACTTAAGGCCGCCTGAAAATGTTAAGGCAGACATTACCCGCAAAGAAAGCCGTGTAAATGTTGTTATTGAAGCTATCGAAGAAGAGGCAAAAAAACAAGGAGCCTCTAAAGAAGTAGCAGCTAACCTAGCTAACGGCTTGCGGTCACAGCTAATAGCGTCTAAGCAGGGAGGAAACACAGCAGGTGCTGTAGCTAGGCGAGTAACTTCTGCTTCTCTTTTAGCTAACCCTATGAACGCCATTCTAAACTTAGCTGAAGGAGTAACTGCTCCTATCTATCAAAACGGTGTTGTCGCTTGGGCTAAAACATTACCTAAAGCTGTTCTGTCCACACTTAATGAAAACCTAGGTGTTAAGAACAAAGGCTGGTTATCCAACAGGGAACTAGGTCTAGACAAAGACTTTATGGGCGAGGTCAGCAACGCTGGTAAAAAAGCAATGAATGATGCTGCAGATTCCGTAAACTTTTTTAAACTTGGTCCAACTGCTGTAGAAACAATAGACGTGGCAGGAAAAACTCTTTATAAGTTATCAGGTGTCCAGACTGTCAACAGGATGGGTCAAGAGATCTTAAGTAACTCTGCTGTTCAACGTGGTTTTGATCTTGCTAATGACGGTTCTGAAAAAGCCTTAGCTAAACTCAGAAAGCATGACGGTATGCGCGGCTTAACAGAGGCTGAGTTTAAAGCTACAGTAAGCGCCTTGAAAGATAAAAACTTAAAAAACCCTTGGGTTATTAACTTTGCTGGGTCTGCGATGAACAAGTGGCAGCCTGTTAGTGCAAGTACAATGCCCAAGGCTTTTCATGACAACCCCAATGGACGAATGGCGTACAGCATGTTGTCCTACATGAACAAGCAAATGAACAGCGTTAGGAATGACGTTGGTATTAATCTTTTAAAGATACAGTCTAAAGGCTTAAACACTAAAGAAGGAGCAGAAGCAGCCAAAGAAGCTATGCTTAACTCTGCTAAGTACGCAGGTATCTTTGGCGTTGCGGCAGGTGTCTGGGACGACTTCAGAAAAACTCTTGACTTGTCTAACGACAAAACACTTGAGGACTTGATGACTCCTGAAGGCATAAGTTCTTCTATGTGGAATCAACTCTGGTCTAACATGTCAAGCGGTGTTATTAACATCAGAGCAGAAGAATACGGTGGAAAACCTTTTGAGCCTATACCTGCTCCTATATCTGCTGGCTTTAGGTTAGGCAGTGGGTTGTTTACAGCAGGTGAAAGAGCAGTCACAGGTGAGCCTGAGCCTCTTACTCCGTTATTACGTGGGGCACAAACGTACCTCCCCGGTGTTGCCAACGTAGACAGAGTGCTACGTATGACAACAGGGGAACGCTTGTTTGAAAAGTTAGGTTTACTAGAGGACTAGATCTCGCAACTGTTGCCAACACAGGCCAACTGTTGTGACCCTTCGGTCATGTCTGTTTCCTCAACGATGTCCCACTCGATAGTCTTAGGAAACTCCTTGACTAGCTTCTGGTACGTCTCCAGATCCACAGGCTCATAGGGTGCTTGCTGGTACGTGTGTTCTGAGTAAGGCAGGAAGCTGATGCCACTAACCTTGTCGAACTTGTTGTACAACCACTGACCCACCTCTAGGAACTCGTCGTCTCTGTAGTAGCAAGTCATGGAAGGCTTGTGTTCACACCAGTAGTCCTGATACAGCTCCCACAGACACAACTGCTCCATGGCACCCATGTCAGTCGCTACTACAGCCTTCTTAGGAGACTTTATAGGGAACGAGAAGACCTTAGTAGTAGGAGAAGTCACGTCTATCTCCACAGGCACTCCAGCAGCCTCTAAGACAGCACACAAGGGATCTCGTGCGTCTGCTCTTACTCGTCGTACGTACTGCTCCGCGTATCTAGGGTGTATGCCAGACGCGCTATCCACCAACTGAGACACAGTACCGGAAGGCTTAACAGCAGTAATGGCAGTGCTAACATTGATGCCAAGGCGTACAGCCCATGTACGATTAGTCTTAATAGCTTCCTTCTTAAGCTCCGTGAGCCACTCCTGTAGTTCTGCACGACTTTTCCTCCCTGACATAACTGGATGATCCATGATGCCTGTCAGTGACACACCCAAGAGTGCTTCCTCTTCAGTGTTGTCCTTCCAGATCTTACGCAAGTACCTGAAGTCAGTCAGAGTCGCCTGTAGCGTCCCTAGGATGGCTGCAGACCTTACCTTCGTACGTAACGTGTCCAGTGTGTCCTCTGCCCTGACTACTACTTCAGACAGGTTACAGAACTGGTACGGACGTAGGATAATCTCTGAGCATGGGTTAGTACCGAAGTCAAAGCTGGCGTCTCTACGTCCATTCTTCTCTGCCTGACGCTGACTTGCGACACGACTGAAGACACCTCTTTCGCCTGACCGTGACTCGTACAGAGACTTCCACTCGTTTAAAAAGGCTTCAAAGTCAGGCTTCTCTGTGTAGCAAGCTGAGTTGTTAGCCAAGCCACGCTGAGGATTATCTACCCACCACTGCCCTGACTTAGCTCGTCTTATCCTGTCGTCGGTAAGATTACTGAGACTGATGAGGGCGCTACGTCTGACTCCTCCGACGACAACGATCTGTGCAATCTTACAGCAGAGATCGTGACACTCGATGGAACTAAGCTTTCGTCCAGCAGATGCTCGAAAGACGTCAACGGTGAAGCTAAAGAGGTCAACAAGAGGTTCTGGACCAGACGCTCTACCTCCGAAGGTCTTAAGGGCTGACCCTGCAGGTCTAACTCCAGAAACGTCCCACTTGGGTACTTGACCACTAAAGAGCATTGCGATAAGTTCCCGGTACGCTTTAGCCCACCCAATTTTGCTGTCAGCGACGTGTATAACTGTATCTGTGTCATGGAACTTCTCTGCAACCTCCGGTAGTTTACTGATGTACTGTCGTTCCACGCTGAAGCCAACTCCAGTGCCACACATGAGGACGTACATCATCTCGTCAAAGGCTTTAGGATGGTCTATAGGCAGATAGGAGCAGTTAAACCCAGCTACATTGTCCCTGTCCAGAGCTTCTCCTGCAGTCATGAGTGCCCTCATGCTGGGCATTACGTCCAGATTGTAGATACCGTCGTAGAGGCTCTTGGCTTCCTTTGCTGACAACTTCTCGCTGCTAGTCCAGAAGTTCAGGTAGCGGTCCACAGTTTCCTTCCATGTTTCCCTGCGCTGCTCCTCTGGTAAGTAACGTGCGTAGCGACTCTTGTGTATGTATTCTTGATATGCGTCCATTATAGTTCGTATTCTCCTCCAGTTAATAGTGACATCTTAAGTTGGTCCAACACAAAGTAAAGCTCTAGTGGGTCAATGTTTGTCGAGACTACTACAAACTCCTCCGACTTGATTATGCAAAAGGCGTCTTTGTAGTCCTCTAGTTTCTCCACCGACATAATTGCGTCAAATACTTTAGGTACAGGTATCTTCTCGTCTTTTCCATTAAAGTTTCCCTCGATTACTTTCATTAGATGAGTTCCTTGATTAGTCTGTCTACGTACCACCTGCACTTACGAAGGTCCTCTACGGGTTTGCCTTTGTAGTGAAAGCGCCACAGGTACTTCATGGCGTTACCTTTGAGGTAGCCGTGGAAGTCTTCTCTAGGCATACTTGCTTTGATTGCTTCGATAGCCTCAATACCACCTTGATTGTAGTGCGGAGGCTGCTCCACAGGGTCAGAAGTTTTGACCTTGTTCCACTCTTCAGGTGTCGCTAGGTCAATACTCATCTTCGTTCTCCTCTTCACCTTCTAACTCCTCTGCAAACTTTTCTAGTCTATTGATTAACTTGTCTTCAAACCTGTCCAGCAGTTCCTCCGAAGTTATTTCTAAACTTTCCAGAAAGTCGTCAGGATCGTAAGCCCGTAGTAGTCGTTCCTTAATTTCTTCCATAGTCAGAGACATCTTCCATCAACTCCTCTACTGTGTCTAATGTGTACCACGCAAGTCCTTCCTTGTCGCACCATTGGGCCATCGTCATCGTAGCTCCTTTTCTTATCTTCTTGTTTGGGTTCATGAGTACAAACACCAGTGTCTGACCTTCTTCCAAACTGTCCCTGACACTCTTGTACTTCTTGGTGTCTCCTTCTCTGAAGAAACCCTTACATTCGACTAGTGTATTACTAGCGATGTGTACGAAGTCAGGTCTATAGTTTCTGTGTATTGTGTAAGGAATCGTAAACGGTTCGTACTCAAAACCCTTCAGTACTTCCGCTGTGTGTTCCTCAAAAACACTACGAAACTTCGATTTCTTGGACCTTCGGCTCATTGTGTACCTCTACTAAATAACGTGGACCTGATGAATATGCGAACCCTCTGACCGAAGGCCAACATTCCTTTTTGTAAGAGCAGTAAGAACATCCTACGGCGAGTTTCTGGTTGCCACTCTTTCCATCTGCGATAGGTTCGTAGCATACCTCTGGTGGCTCCTCCTGCTCTACCATCTTTTTTATGTGTTCAATCCTGTCCCTAATGTCGTAAGAAATCAGGTCATGGATAGGAGCCTGAGTGTCCTCTGTATCGTACAGTAGGTACGTCAGGTGTCCATTCTGTTTGTCCATTGCCAGCCAACCAAACTTAGTTTCTCCTTCGGAGTGCGCGTATCCTTTGATCTGCGCCACGTACCCAAAAGGATCGTCATAAGCCAGTGTGCCTTCTTTGAACTTCTTGAAGGCAAAGGTGGACGCAGACTTCACGTCAGTCACAACTCCGTCAATCCTGCAGTCCATGGACCCTTTGATACCGTTGACCTCACACTTCTTCTGCTCGTCTGTCACCTCGTGACCTGCAGCTCTTGTGAGGAACAGTAGTAGTTCTTCAATGATGTGTCCGTAGAGGAACTTGACGTACGTGTGTGGCTGTATGTCTTCACCTTTGTCCACATCGTTGTACACGTTCCACAGGAAGCGATCCTCACGCCCTATGTTGGACATACGTAGCTTACGTGAGTCGTCCCTCTTCTGTGTGAACTCTTGTCGCATGAGTACCTTCACGGCTTCACCGAACTGGTCTATACATGCTTCAATGTCCACTCCTTCTGCTACTTCTTTGGACTCCACAAGTTTATATATGTCACTAACTAGGTTGTAAGTGCTTTTCATTTGTACTCTTCCGCTGTACTAGAGACGACAACTCTGGCCTCCTCCGGTGTGCATTTGAACCACTCGCCTTTACGTTCGTAGGACTTCTGTAGCTCTGTGTGTGCCTGTGATTCTGCTTCTCTTCGATTGTTTACATCATAGTAATATTGTAACACATAATCCCTAAAAGGTGAAGAAGTTTGGTAGTTATTTAGGCGGTCCTCAGCGTCAATAGCCATCCCTACTTTCACCCAGTCAGGGAAGTTAGGGTTGGTAATGACGTACACCTGACCCTCGACACTGCTTTCGTACTTCTCTAGGCTGCTGAAGGCTGCTTGTTCAAAGTTCTTGTAGCGTCCGGGTTTGTGTAAAGGGTGATGCTTAGAGATGTATTTACCGTTTACGTACATCTGTAAATCGTTTTCCCTACGCTTAACTTCGGGGTTGTCCTTGTAGTATTTCCCGTCTACTTTTTGATAAGACATGATAAAACTCCTTAGTGTGTCTCTGCCCATGTTGTTCCAACTTTGTACTCACCGTCCAGAGGACACCTCAAGTTAAACTCAATACCTGCAGCCTTGAGGCACTCCACTGCTAACCAGCCAAACTTCTCTGCGTCTTTCTCTACTACTTCTGTCTGCACTTCATCATGTATGTTCCCTATGATCTTGTAGTCCAGATTCCATAGCTTTGCGTAGTCGTCCAAGATCACCAGAGCTTTCTTCATTACGATAGCTCCTGCTGCTTGCAACAACGTGTTCAACGCTGAGTGTTCTGATCTGACTAGGAGTCTCCTTCCGTCGAGTCCTGTGAGGTATCCTCTTGCTGAAGCGTTTGAAACTCTCTCCTTAAGAGCTGCGAATGATGGCAGATTATGTAGGAAAGATTCTCTAAGGTTTTTGCCAGCTTTTCTACCTCCTCCAGCCACAGACCCAAGCTTTTCATCTCCGGCTCCGTATAAGAGTGCATAGATGAAAGTCTTAGCCTGATTTCTTGATTCAAGTCCAGCAAGTCGTTGATTTGTTGTGTGGATATCACCGTTAATGATTTCATTTGTATAGTCCTCGTCCTTCATGTAGTGTGCCAGCATACGCAACTCAAGACCACTGGCGTCGAAACCCACTAGCTTCTTACCTTCAGGCACAGTCCAGCAGGAACGACACTCGTGTCCGTACGGGCTGTGACTTGCGGGTACTTGGGCCATGTTGGGTGACTGGTGTGTCATGCGTCCTGTGACTGCTCCGTTGCTGATGACCCTGCCATGGACTCTACCGTCTTCCTTGACATGCTCCAGCCATGAGTTTACCTGTGCATATCTTTTTTGTAGCATCAAGTACTCACTCACAACTTTTGCTTCCGGTAGATCAATGGTGTCTAGGACTGCTTCATCAACTATTGGGTTACCCTTCTCCGTGAGTTTGTCAAAGCTAACCCCAAGGCTCGAAAGCCTCTTCGCAATCTGCTGCCTAGACCCTACATTGAAGACCTCAACCTTGTCCTTGAGTCGCTTCCCAGTCTTCTCTGACCATCTTTCGTGGATGATAGGTGGAAACTTCTTCTGCAACTCTTCCTCAATGTCATTCATCTTCTCCTTAAATGTGGAACACAAGTCTCTAGCCAAAGACTGATCCAGAACCCAACCGTTTTTCTCTTGCTGCTGCACTGCTACTTGTACTTTATGCTCTAGCTCAATGCTTGCAGGTGAGAAGCAGGTCATCTCCTCCATCAACTTCTGGTGTACTGCTTCCGTTACTTCTACGTCTCTGATACAGTAGTCAATCATCTCTTGTGACAACTGCGACCAGTCACTGTGGTCACCCTTTGGGAACCCTAATTCATTACCCCAGTTCCTCAGTGAGTGTCCTCCTGACTTGCTAGGCTCACACAAACGTGACAAAACCAGTGTATCGACGACCCTATCAGAAGCCACTGAGACGCCCCAGAGACGCTCTAGGACAGGGATGTCGTATCCTATTAGGTTGTGCCCAACGACGCTCTGTGAGCCTCTGAGGGCCTCTGACAGGCTATCTGGGTCCACATGTACCAGTGTTGCGTCGTCTTCCTTGGTTACAACGCACCAAATGGTGTCAGGAGTCAAACCATTGGCCTCAAGATCAAGATAAATCATTATTAAAATAACTCCTCTTGTTTCCACTCACAGGAGAATCCACAGTCTGCTGGCATGTCCCTTTTAAAGTTTCCTCTGAAAGGATCTAGCTCGTCCAAAAACACAGGACCTTTAACATCTTTTAGAAGAGCGTGACCAAGCTTTCTTTCAAGTTTAGCCATCCTATTAAAAGAATCTGGGAAGTCTACTCTAATAGCGTTCCAATACCCCATACCTCCTTTTACACACCCGACACAATTGTTATTAGAATAGCCTAGCTTGTACATTGTAGGAAGGTCTATCCCCATATCTTGAACAAACTCTAAACATTCTTTTTTAGTTATATCTTTCTCTAAAAGAACAAACCAAGTATACACATCGTTGTTGGAGTCAATGAACCTATTAGCTCTGTCCTCTTCTTCGACAGTGTATCCAAATACTTGAACATCTTTTGGTCTTTGGTATTCTTGTCTGACTTGTTTTTTTAGAAGTCTTGTGCAAGGTGCCCCGGTAGGACCTTTAATAAACTTAGTTTTCTCAAACACCTCATATATAGATCCTGAGTACTTGTCGTTTATTATGGTTTTAACGTCTATCCCTGTTATTTCAGAAAACTGGTTTAGTAGTTTTTTGTTGTCGCTATGCTCTTCAACAACCTCGCAATAAACAGCCTCAAACTCAAAAGAATCTGAATACTCTTTATTAGCTAGATATGTTGCATAAGCACTAGCGGCTCCGCAGCTAAACCAACTTATTACTCTAGGCTTTGTCAAAAGTCGTCTCCAACGTGAGGGTTAGGTACTTCACTCAGCCTACCGGTAGACCTGTCGTAAGAAAGGTAGCAAGCAGGGCCAGTTTCGCCAGTGTAACGATTCTTGAGGACACGTACTGTTGTTGTGTTCCTGATGTCTTCGTTCTCATGTTGCTGATCTCGCTCCATACCTATAACTATGTCGGACAGTTGTGCAATCGCCTGTGACCCTCTGAGTTCACCTAGACTGATCTGGGCACCGTCTTCATGTGCTTTGCCCTGTGAACGTCGTAGGTGTGACACGAGGAACAAGCAGATGCCTGTCTCTGCCACGAGTGTCCTGAGTTTAGTCATGATCTCGTCGATTGCCTTACGCTCGTCACCGGACTCCTGAGAAGAAACAACGATACTCAGGTGGTCCAAGATCACAAACCGGCAGTCCAGAGCCTTAGCCATGTACCGCACACGTCCCAGAAGGTTGTCAGCAGAAGTAGAACCCCAGTGGTCAAACAAGTAGTACCGTCCTGTACCCATGGTTGATTCCCAGAAGGGTCTGAGGTCCTCCACGGGTGTGTCCTCTTCCAGATGTAGAGGTCTGTTGGCGGCTACTGACATGATGCCCAGTGTCGTCCGTGACAAGTCCTCTTCCAACGCTAGGACACCAATGTTACCTTCGCAACGCTTGAGTAAGTCGTACTCGATCTCACGTATGAATTGAGACTTACCCATGCCACTGCCACTGGTGATGGTCACGAGTTCGTAGGGACGATGGCCTCTAGTGATGTGATTCAGGCCGTCCCATGGGTAAGGGATCGACTTGACATTACGTTTTTCAACTAAATTTTCCCATGTGTCCGTACCAGCGACGATACCGTCGGGTCTGTAGGTCTTGGCATTCCACCATGCTTGCGTAAAGTCCTTGACTCTGTTAGCCATGAGCATGTCGCCAGCGTCCTTGAGTGGTAGCTTGACGATCTTGAGCTTGTTGGGGCTAAAGAGGTCCTTGACTTGATCTACTGCAGAGTCACCTGCTTTGTCGTTGTCAAAACACACGACGACATTCTCGTAGGACTCAAGCCACTCCAGTTGTTCCTTGACTTCCTTTGCCGCATTAGAAGCCCCGGACCGAAGTGAAACCACGTCCCACTGTCTGCCTGACATCTCGTACACTGCCAAGGCGTCCAACTCACCTTCAGTGATGGTGATGTACTTGTTTGTTTTACATTGGTGTTGACCAAAGAACCCAACTCCGGTTACGTCACCGCTAGTGTGGAAGTTCTTGGTCTTCACCTCACGTACTTTTGCTGAGGCTACTTCACCTGTGTCTAGGTTGTAGTACGGGTAGTAGTGCCTCACGATGTCGCCTGTAGTCGAGTACTCCACAGTCACACCAAACTTACCACAAGTGTCCTGTGACAGACGTCTGTGTGGTATTGCTGCTACGACTCCAAACATGTTCAGAGGTTTCGCAGTTGTTACTTTTGTTGCTTGTGTAGTCATACCTGTAAGGCCATTGTAGTGGTAGTTACAACCGGCGCTGAAACAATGTGCGCCGTCGTCGTCATAGATAGCTAGGGAGTCCGAAGAACCACACTTCGGACAACCCTCATGTCTAATGAATTTAGCCATCTTTAGAAGTCCGAAGCGTCACCTTCGGTCATCTCTGCTTCCTCCAAGACCTTCACAGCTTCGAGGTAAGTCGCAACACCGTGTACAGGATGAGGCTGACCCAGCTTGAACTTCAGGCGCACCTTAGAATTGTAAGGTACTTCTCCGTTGTACTGGTTACCTTCAGAATCAAACCGTTTGATGTCGTACTTTGACTTAAACTTGCGCTGTTTGTTGCCTTGGTAGTCCTTGATCTTCACACCTTGTGCTGCCAGTGTTGAAGCATCGTCTTCGGACAGAGTGATGGTCATTGAGAATGCTCCGGTGTCCTGACCGTTGTACACGTCGTGCTGAGTCAGGTTGCTGAAGTTTACAATGCCTTCGATAGTAGTAGCTGCTGCTGCCATAGGGAATAA